GTGCAAGAGGCGAACATCCTGTGGAGCATCACCCTCACGGATGGCGATGAAGCTGAATGGACCGTGGTGCCTCGCGGCGCGGGCGTGATGTTCCGCGACATCCGCCGCGGCGAGGCTGCGCCTACGGACCTGCCACCGAGCTACCCCGAGAGCGACCAGATCGCCCCGATCACAGGGGTTAATTTCCGCTTCCATAATCCGGGCAGTGGCTACGTCTTCCAGGTCAAGAACACGTCCACAAGCAAATGGCATACCGTCACGATTGAGGGCGCGACCGGCAGTGAAGTCTTCGTGCTCGAAGCGGGCGTCTAACGATCACCTTAGCCACTACCGCCACGGCGGCGCGGTGGCCGAGAGCTGCGCGGCCAAATAGGCAGCGCATGACTGAAGCGCCCCTCTGCCTGCCCCTGCTCGCCGCCATCACGGAGCAGGATTACCCTCAGCTCGCCTTTTGGGCAGTGGGCTGCATTGGGGCTCTGGCGATCTTCGTGGATCGTGTGACGGCGACCATTGAAAGGTATCGTGCGAAGCCTCCCGTGCATGAGGTCTACGCGACCAAGGCCGATCACTCCGCACTGAGTGCGAAGGTGGAAGCGCTGTCCACGCAACCCTACGCCACGCGGGATGAGCTGGTGAAAGTGCACGCGCGCATCGACGGCCTGATGAGCGACATGTCTGATGCCGTGAAGACAGCCACCGAGAGTATGACTGCCGACATCGGCACGGCAAAAAAGGAGGTGCACGAAGTGATGCAGAGTCTCCAGGCCATTCACCGGAGCATCGGCCAGCTCGAAGGCTCGATCACTAACGCCAAGCCCCGGCGTGTCTCCTGATTTATCCATGAACGCGGAACACCAACAACTGCAACGTAACGAGGACTGTCGCAGGACAGTGCTCGGCTATCTGGCCGCCCGCAGTGCGGTCGCCCAAACCCCTAGCACCATCGCTCAACGCCTGCGCACTGAGCACGACTTTAGTGCCACGGAAGTCGCCAGCGCTTGCGCCTTCTTGCTCTCGGCTGAGCTGGTCTCTGAGCACCGCGATCCAATGGGCGCGAGCTTGTATTACAAAGTCACCGCTGAAGGCACTCTTCAGCACGAAAGGAGCCAGGTATGAGGCGCACCCTGCTCGCCTGCGCGGCCACGGCTTTCCTCAGCTCCTGCATGTATGCGGAGGGCAATGCTCAGACGGGCACTTGGCGCATCGCTGCTGTGGGCACCGACGTCAAGAAACACGACATCGGTGCCAGTGGCTGGAAGGCGGATGACGTGAACAACAGCACCGCCACCGACAAGGTCACCAACGGTGTGATCACCAAGGCCAAGTGGGCGCTCGCAGGCAAGGGCCTGGACACGGTCAAGGACCTGGGTGGCAACGTGATTGACTCGACTCTGAGATAACCATGAAATCCCTGTTCACCCTCTTCTGTCTCTTCGCTCTGAGCCCTCTGCTCTTCGCTCAACCCGCCGCGCCCGCCACGTGCACCGCCATCAAGGCCGCGCCTCTGCCCGCCGGTGTGGCCAGTATCTGGACACGCAACGGCAGCGCCTGGGCTCAGCGCAGCACCTTGCGCGTGCGCTTCCTGACCGGCAGCAAGCGCCAGAAGGAACAGGCCTGGCAGCGCATGGCCGCGATAGATGAGCTGGTGAACCTGACCTTCGTGCAAGTCACGACGGGCGCCGCAGAGATCCGTGTGCGCTTCGACCGCGACAAAGGCCATTGGTCGTATGTGGGTGTCGCAGCGCGGGCGGTGCCGAGTAATGCCCCCACGATGAACCTTGCCCTGATGGCCGGTGTGTTTGGCGACACGCCAGAGGAGTGGGACCGCGTGACCTGGCATGAGACCTTGCACGCCATCGGCATCGAGCACGAGCATCAGCATCCCAAGGCAGGTATCCCCTGGAACAAAGAAGCGGTCTATCGCTACTACGAGAGCACGCAGGGATGGAGCCGCGAGCAGATCGACTTTCAAGTGCTGAACCGCTACCGAGGCACCGGCTACCAAGGCACCAGCTTCGACCGTGAGAGCATCATGCTTTATCCCGTGCCTGAGAGCCTCACGACCAACGGTTTTTCAGTGGGCTGGAACAAGGCCCTTAGCGCCACAGACATCGCCTTCCTGCGCACGCTCTACCCGTCATGAATCCACCCCGCATTTTCTTCAAAGAACCCCCTCAAGGGCCGCGCCTGACCTTGTGGGACAAACTGAAACTCTGGCGCATCACGAAGGATAAACACATGATCGAAAAACTCAAATCACGGAAGCTCTGGGTGGCAGTCTCACTGGCCGCCTTCAGCGCACTGCTATCGGGCCTGGGCATCGACAACGAGCTGATCGAAAAGATCATCACGCTGGGCATGACCTACATCGGCGCGCAAGGCCTGGTGGACACTGCCGCCGCCTACGCCACCAAGCCCCAAGCCGCAAACCCCAAGCCCAAGGCTTAACCCCACCCCTTTCAGCCGCCGGTCTGGGGGTGCGTTGTCCGCGCTTCCGCACTGCCTGGGCCGGTGTGCTGAACATCTTTCACAGCTCCTCACGATCATGCCTTACCTCCGCAACCTTCTTGCTGACATCGGCGGCGCACTGGCTGAGATGCAACGTCCGCGTGATGTGACTCACGAGCTGATTGCCAGTGGTCACGTGACCTTGCGCGATGGCGACAACTTCCCCGAGCTGATCGCTCAGATCGCAGAGAGCCAAGTGGGCGTGCGCGAGGAAGGTGGCAACAATAACGGCCCCATGGTGCGCGAGTATCAGCGGGCGAGCTGGCTGAAGCCCGGCCCCTGGGCTTGGTGTGCGGCCTTCGTGGACTGGTGCCTCCTGCAAGCCGTCGTTATTCATGGTGGCGTGAAGTGGGCGCGTCCGCAGACTGCCGGAGCTTACGACCTGGAAGGCTGGGCAAAAGGCAAGTATGACGAACGTGTGCCGCGCTACTGGCGCGTGGTGCCCGCGAACAGCACGCCGCCCCGGCGCGGCGACATCGTGACCTTCACATGGCCACACGTGGGCATCGTGACCCGGTATGATGGCAATATCGTGACCACGGTCGAGGGCAACACAGGAGCCAAGACCACAGGCACCCGCGACAACGCGACAGGTGACGGCGTGTTCGTCAAAACGCACCGCATCAGTGAGCTGCGCAATCTCATCCGCCTTCGCTGAAGCTTCGGCGGACAAGTCCTTCTCTGGCGCTCCATATGAACCCTTGCACCAAGAACCTCTATGCGTCGAAGGCGGACGCCACGGCGGCCATGAAGAAGGCCCTCAGACGGCGCAAAAACAACCCCGGCAAACTCAGAAGCTACTACTGCAACGAGTGCCGTGGCTGGCACCTGACCAAGCTGGACATTGCCGACTTCGAGCGCGGCCAATCGAAAATCAGGAATCAGGAATAAGGAACCCATGGCCGATTTCACCACACGCAAAGGCAAGATCGCGCGACTGCCCAAGAGCGTCCGCGATGCGCTGAACCTACGGCTGCTGGATAACCAGACGGCGGGGGTCATTCTGCCTTGGGTGAACGAGTTGCCCGAGACCCAAGCCATCCTCAAAGAGCACTTCGCCGGCGAGCCGATCAGCGACCAGAATCTGAGCGCTTGGCGCACTGGGGGCTTCGCTGAGTGGATGGACCGAAACGAGGAGCTGGAACGCACACGCTCGAAGGCTCAACACGCGCTCGAACTGGTCAAAGCAGGCGGTGTGCATCTCACCGATGGCATCGCGGCCATCATCGCCGGTGACTTGCTCGAAGAGATGGAGCAAGCGGAGGATGAGGACAAAGAGACTGTGATGAAGAAGTTCATCGCGCTACGTGCCTCTGACCATGTGCGCCAAGGCCTCGCGCTCCAAGAAAAGAAGCTCACCTTGGAGACGGAAAAGCACGGGCTCAATGTGAAGAAGTTCCGAACGCTGGCCGTGAAGAAGTTCATGGAGTGGGCAGGCGATCCGCAGGCTCAAAACATCCTCAACAGCGGGAAGAGCAAAGAGGTTCAAATGGACCTCCTTCATGACCTGCTGTGGGGCAAGGCACCAACGGAGGGCCAGGATTAGCCATGGCCAAAGCATCGCCAGCCCCCTTGATCACGCTAACTCCGCCGCAACAGGCCGTGTTCTGGTCGAAATATCGAATGCTGTGGATGCTCTGGCGTCGGCAGGGCGGTAAATCGTTCCTGTTCGGCAACAAGGCCTTGAGCCGGTGCATCAGCCTCCCGAACCACCTCGCGTGCTACGTGTCGGGCTCGCTGAATATGGGCCAAGAGATCGTCATCAAAGAGGTGCAAGTGTGGACGAAGCTGATTGATGCCATGCGCATCGCTGCCGCCCAAGCGGGCAAGCAACTGGTGACCAACGCGGACGACGACAATGGCAAGCTGCTCGATCCGGCGGCCATCGCGGATTTACTCGAGCACTCGAAGCTCGAGTGCACGATCCGGCACAGCACCACGGCCTTCAGCCGCACGCGCGTGCTGAGCCCTAATCCCGACACGGCACGCGGCTACAGCGGCGATGTGTTTGGCGATGAGTGCGCCTTCTGGCCCGACTTCCGCGCGACCATGGATGCCGTGGAGCCGATCATCAGCCGGAACCCGACGTGGCTTCTGTGGATGGCCACGAGCCCGCCCTCCGATGACTCGCACCCGACCTTCGAGATGCTGCTGCCGCAGCGCGATTCGTGGCCCGTGAATGCCGCTGGCAACTGGTATGAGACCAATAGCGACGAGGAAGGCTACGGCTACCCCGTGCACCGTGCGGATGCGCATGACTTCGACGCGGCTGGCCTGCCTTTGTATAGCCTGAAGACGGGCAAGCCGATCAGCATCGAAGACGCCCGGAAGCTGGCCATCGACAAGGATGCCTTTGATCGGAACTACCTGCTGCAATTCGTCACCGGCGGCGCGAGTGCGCTGTCACTGAGTGACCTGATCGCCGCCCAGGAGCGCGGCAAAGACGGGGGTGTGGCCATCCGCATCACGGAACAACTGAAGCTTGTCGCATGACGCCACGCGAAGCTATCCCCTCAAGCTGGACCGACCATTTGCAGTCCGGTGCGGTGGCGATTGGTCTGGACTTGGCCACGACTGACAAGACCACGAGCAACCCCAGCGGCCTCAGCGTCATGGAGGACTATGGCGGATTGCTCAATGAGCGCTTGGTGCTGGCCTTCAAGAGCGCAGACGAGGCGGTGACCATCGCTATGGTGCAGTGCATCTTCGACGACCTCCAGAGCGCCGGGAAGCGTGTGCGGGCGTGCGTGATTGATGCCACCAACGAGACCTTTTTCGCTCAACGCCTGGCCAAGCTCTTCCGCAAGTATTGCGCGGTCTATCTGGTCAAGGGCAGCGAGAAGATGGAGCACGCGGGCGAGACGATGATTGCCAAGCAATTGCTCGGCAACCTGTTCGCCAACGCGCACACAGACGGCCAGATCGCGAGCCCGGCGGCGGCATGGATCAAGGATGACCGACGGCTCGTAAAGAAGATCAAAGGACTGTTCCAGACTGAGACCAACGCGGTAGGGCAGCACGGGGACACGTGGGACGCGGGCAAGCTGGCGCTCTGGGGGCTGAAGAAGAAGGGCCGAGTGGAAGCCAGCGGCGTGGCCGTGGGCAGCTCGCCACACGGGCCA